GGCTCGGCTGGCGTGGCTGATTTGGCTGGGTGACGCAGGGTGAATTGCCTCGGCTCGACGAGGCAAGAGGGGCGCAGCCCCTTTATTAACCCGGCGTAGCCGGGTCGCACGATTTTTATTTTTTTGTATTTCCTCTTTTGATTTTCTGGTTTTCTTGTTATAATGCTTTTGGGTTATGCGGTGTTTCCGTTAGCTTTTTCGTTCTGAGTTCCTCGCGCCCCTTTGTAGTGGGTGGCGCGGCGTGCGGGCCTCGTGGCGTTGCTGCAACCTTAATAACAATGGCAATGCCTCGCTCGCGGCGGCTAATTCTAACAATACAACGGGCAATAGGAATTGGAATGGCTCGGCTGGCGTGGCTGATTTGTCGATTACACCATACATTATATACTGCACCGTATAATCCGCCCATATCGGGAAAATTGTGTTTGAAACCAGCGGGGGCTAGTAGCGAGAGCGGACGCCGCCGACGACACAAATCAAAGGAGGATTTACT